GGGGTCTGTACGCTATTCCTTATTCAAGGAGCGTCCAGAAGACGGTATCACACCGCCTCCCTTCTATAGCGCCTGCAATAGGCGCCACAGCACGTCTTGCTTCCAACTCATATCTGAGGTCCCGAAACCAATTGAAACGGCCATTTGGCCATAACTCATTTGGTCCCGGATTCTGGACAAAAGAAGGAAGCTCGGACACCGGAGGATCATACCAGGATGGTGCGATCCTACGGGCTCTGACGTAGCGTTTGTTTCTGCCATTTCTGACAGAGAGCGCGCCGTCAGCCCAATCGCCTCTAGTTATAGACACTATGAGTCCTCTCGGATTATAGAGTCTAGAACGTAGGCCTCTCGGCACCTTAATGGCGTCATCGGTAAGCAAGATTGTATTTAGCTTTGGGACCGACGCTGTATAAAGCGTCAGACCTCGGCGATACTTTACTCGCAACCATGGCCACCACTCGGGCACCTTGAAACCCGCGTCGTCAGATTCCCAATAGGGCACCCCAAGGAAGGGAGCCTTTTTCAGGAGATACTGCAAAGTCGTATCCAGAGAGATCTGGTTACGAGCACTCCATCTGACTAGCTTGTTGAAGGCGACGTAAGTATCCTGTGCTTCACTGAGGTGTTTCAAATACACCCCGCGGACCATGTGACCCTTAAAGAAGTCACACCCACAGGACTCACGGAACGGTCCTCTATTAAAGGACTTCTCTGCGTTTACTCGAAACCCAAGGAGCTCCAGTACGTGCACGACACGATCGAACGCATCACTGCGAACGATAATATCGTCACCGAAAACGCTCCAATTAGGCTTCTCGCTGCTCACACGGTTAAGGGATATACCCTTTTCCGCATAAACCGCAGATACGACGGCCGAGAACAGAAGTGTTTGGAGAGGGAACGTAAAACCATTCCCCATCGTAGACACCATGCTCAAGGTCAGCGCTGATCCATCCGGAAGCCTACTAATAGGCGACCGGAGATACTTTAGGATGTCGCTAAACCATTGCGGGAGTAGCTTGTCCACAAGTTCTAGGGATATAGAGTCAGAGGCAGATTCGAGGTCAATTGTTGAGAAAGACCTGTAGCCGTCCTCGTCCAGTGATCCTAGACGCGCCATATGCCGATTAACGTCTGCCACGAACCTTAGATCAATTCCGAAGAATGATCGCAGGCGCTCGCGCAGCACGTTACCCATCCCAAGCTGATACCACATATTTAGTGTGGGCTCAGTACAGATGGTACGCGATATGTCGATGTTCTTTGGTACACAACTAAGACGATTACCCTCAACCAACCGGGGACCATCCAACTTGGTAAATCTGAAGTTTTCTGCTTCAGACCAAGAAGTTATTTCCCTAATGTTGGATCTGTATTCTGCATACAGAGACAGATCAGTCGTGGATAACTCTGAGGAGAACATCTTTGTAAAGAAGTCCCCTCCTCTTCCAGCAATGCTAGCACCGGCCCCTGTTTCCCCAGCTTCGAAAAGCTGTTGAAACGAGGTAACCAGCGGCATCCCTTCCGGGTGGAGAAAGTTCTCGAGACACGTTTTCACGTTCCCGACTACCTCCTCATCCCAACTGGACGAGACCACGAGTTTATAAGTTCGCATCCGCTCATTAACGGCAAGGAACTTCTCTATAGCCTTGGCATCTGCACCTGGGTTAGGATCTTCGAATTTCTTGAAGATGCTCTCAGATAGCATTGTTGCGGCTACAGAGCTCCTATCCGAGAATGGACTTTTTTTGTCCACTAACGAAAAAGGAGACAAATCTGCCTGAAGACAAGAAAAAAGAGTTCGCCGACTAACGTTGGACATACACTTCTTCCTTTAGGTTCACTCACTGCTGGTATCGGCTCCTACAAAGAGGGCGGAGGCCGACGTCCTAGCCATGCGGCTAGGGCGGCGACAATCGCTCTCAATAAGGCCCGAACCAACCCCTTTGGTTTGGAAATTCTTCCCACGACGGTCAGAGACCGTTCGTAATGAGAATGGCTCCCAAATTCGCGGAGTCAGCCCAAGAGATACCGAACAGAAGTGAGAGAGCAGCCCGAATGGACTCAGGATCGGCAACGTCAGCTCCAGCAGGGATGGTCATCGACAATTCGAATAGACCAACCTGACGGGGCTGCCCGGTGACGACTTCTAAGCCCTTACGAACGTTCCATTTAAAAACGTTCTTCGGGACGCTCTGCAGACCCCCACTTGCGTTTACAGGCGGCAGCGCTTTTGGCGATGCAACCTTAAAAAACGTCGTGGTAAACGGATTGGAAATCGAGTTAATCTCGACACCCGTCTGGGTCCCACCCAGGACCGAGACGTAGTACTGCTTCCCATGGGCAGCAGGTGCTACGTCGGCGACCAAAGTGTACGTCGGTGAAGTGAGTCCCGTTTGAGGGGCTCCCGTTACCGGCGTAGTTGGACTGAAAGGCATAATAAGACCTTTACTTAAAGAGGTTTAGAGTGTCCGCATACGTGCTAGGGCAGCCATGTTTAACCATTTCCTCCAATTCTTCGACCCAGGTATTTCTAACCTGAGGCTTGGAACGAGGGAGCCGGTATACACACTGCGGCTTACGTATTTGCGGTCCCATTCAACACGAGGTGGCTTGAAATACCAAACCTTGTTAGAATTCGGCGCAGGATAACCCGGACTTTCATAGTACCTAACCGCGACCTGCTCGGTTGAGCGGATCGAATGGTTTCGGTACGTCTGGGAAACCCACGCCAAATCCGAACGCGGAAAGCTAACAGCCTCGATAACGTCTCCTACATTGGAGAAGTAATCGACTAAAAAGGAATAAGGTATGGCCTCCCACACCGCTGGAAGGAAGTCACGGGCTCGAAGGCCCATTTCCTCCAAAAACGATGCAGTTGGCGTATCTACCTCAACCTTGACGGCTCCGTAAATAGTCACATCGGACCGAGTCACTGTTCTTACAGTGAAGTCCATAGGTGTGATTTCCAGATTACGCGTACCTGTAACATACGACAGCGCAGTATCCCTTGAGGACCGTCCGAAGAAGCGTTCCAGAGGCGTTTTAGCAGAAAGTCTGCGTAACGCTTGGTATGCATCAACGACGTCCGAAAGAAGGGGCTGCCAGCCGTAATTATGTTCCAGCCACGTATCTGAGAGTGCTCTCTGCGCCGCATTAGCAACATCAGGTGCGTCTTTGGAAAGACGTCTGAAATCGTTTTGCGACACAGGGATAGCACGCCGTCCTACGGCGCTTTTAACGCGCTTTCGGGCGTTCCGGTGGTATACTCCGAGTAAATCTCGGAAACCCTTAGCCGGATTACGGAATCCTCTGATCGTTTGACCCAACTCTGCCAGGAAGTTTCCACCTCGAAAGTGGCTTTGCTTCCCTCGGGCATCGCGGATCGCACGTTGGAGGGCCTCATCTCGTGTCTGCGTGTCTATTGTAGTAGAAGCAGCCGCCGGGCGGGTCCAGACTTTGGCGTCGTTCTGAAACAGATCGCCGTCATACTGGTAATACCCCCAACGATTGACACCCGGACACCACTTGCCCAAGAACACAGACCCAGGTACATGCTCGCAAGAGCAGTACTCGGCCTGGAACAGGGTAGTGGCGTTAATTCCGTGTGTTATCCTGTAGCGCCAACTAGGCATCTTCCCCGAGGCATAAACGATGTCGCCGACCCCATCTGCGGGCGTTGCAAACTTCGTGACTTCATTTTGAGGCCACGAAAAGCACGTCGCAAGTGAGTATCCGGCGTTCCATCGTTGTCTGCTCGAGTAAAAATGCTTTGTTAACTGCGTCACAGGTTCTCCACAAAAATAAAAATCGACACAGGACGTTCGGTTCTACCGCACGCCCTTGGACCGTCGACTAAAAGCTGAAACAGCAAGCTGACTTGAACAGTTCGTGTTCCGTCTCGCTTACTGCTGTAGGCTCATGCCGACAAGCTACGTGCTTCGAGCCCTCAAAGAGCCGAAAAGTCGTCTCACGTGTTTCCACGTCAACGACCATTCGTGCACGCTGATAATAAAGGACTTTATCGTCCCCTATCGGTACGCAAACGAATATGGCAATTTTCATTGCTAATCGACTCCTCTAAGGTTAGTTGCACGATGGAGACCCCCGAAAGGGGGTCCCC